GCAACATGGGTTCGCCACCTGTAAAAGCAAGCATATTTTCTTGACCAGTTACAGGATGCGTAAATTTGTTGAAAGGTAAACTTAATTCTATTCTGTCACAAACTTCTTCAACATCACAGTCTTGCGCCAAATGCTTATACTTCTTTGACCATGAGTAGGAGCTGTCACATCCATACTGCCATACAGGAAGATCTTCAACCTTTTTCACATTGATCAGGTCATAGTCTTTGTATGGCAATATCCATGTGCTTTCATCTTCAGGATTCTTTTGACCGAAGCCATTGCATTCTAAGTTGCAACCAAAGAATCGAAGCCATGCAGTAGGTGTGCCAGCTAGTTCTGCTTCACCTTGGAAGCTATAAAAAATCTCGGAGTATCTAATATTCATACGCGCATTATACAAGTATTCAAATGTTATGTCAAGAACTAATCAGCCAAATCTTTAAGTTGTTCGACCTTTTCTTTCGCTAACTTGAGTGCTTCAGCATCATCAAAGTATTTCGGTCTACGCTTAGCCAGCTTCTGATCCTTGTGTTTTTCATTTAGCATTGCAGCATCATCAGCTTGCTTGCGAATGAAATCTAGATATTCGGTGTTGCCCGATCCTTCTTCATCTGCAATCAGCCCTTCTATGTCAACACTCTTGATATATTTTTGCTTGATGTCTAGCTGTTTCTTTTCTTTCTGAATTCTACGCAGAAAAGCATAGTAGGTAATTTGTGTGAAATATGCAAACGGGTTCTTAGATTTTTCAGGATTGAAGTTGTCAATATAGGTGATGCAGTTTTCAATGCCATCCAGAATCATTTCATCTCGAAAGGTATAATTGACAAAATTGGATTTGTATGCCAAATGGTTTGCAATCTTGACCATGCATTCACCAAGATAATGGGTGACGCGAGGCTTCGGTTCGTCTGCTTCTTTTGCTGCCAACACCTTTTCTCGATACTCAGAAATTTGTTTTAGAAATTCCTTGTTATCGATATAGTGAGCAGTCTTTGTTTTTGTCTTCACTTTAGGTCTCCATAATAAAAATAAAAAATAACGCTTGACAACGTATTTAGTTTGCTGTATACTTCGCTATGTTGCGATTGAAAGGAATAATATCAATGTATCTTTGTTACACTATCAGATGGGATAAGATTTGGTAGCTCATCTTCTAGCTCTCCCTCGTCATCTCCTCCCAAGTAAAAATGTTCAACTGTTGCCATATATTCTGACGCATACTCTGTTTTTAGTTCAGTAATATAAAGTATTACACTACTATTTATAGTGATTGAATCCGCGCTTGAGAGAGTTTGCCAAGGCTTCAAGTTAAATCTCTCACGCATGTCCTTCCCTGCTTCTTTGTATAATGTGATAACTTCAACAGGAAAAGTGAGATTGATAGTATCATTCAAATTTTGTGTATACGCATTATCAATCATAGCAATAACTATATCACCTGTTATCAGTTTAAAAATTCTTATTGTATCACTCATGCAAAAAGAGACTCCAATGTGTTAACTACATAATCTTTTGTGTATGGTCTTGTTATTCTCTTATCAAGATATATACCATATCGTCTTCCTACATATTTATACCACTGCCCGCGACTAGCAGGTAAGCCATAGATTCTACTAAAGATCTTATCACCTTTATCCATCTCTGCTTTACGAGTGTTTTGTGCTCCAGCGTGTGTACTAGGAGAGGTAAACTCTTTCAACATAATGTTTCTTAGAATGTAAGTGCCATAACCATTCATCGCACATTCAAGTGCAAAGAAATCATCTTCACCTACTACTAATTGTCCATCTACATAATCAAACTCTTCGTTGAACATAACCTTGGCATCATTTTTTCTTAGAAAGAACATCGTACCTTTCATAGAGCCAAACTTTCTATCAAAGCACAACTCATCGTCCCATTTAACATTGAGATAATTTTTATCAAGATTGCTGTACTTGTCTTTGAATGCGCCGTCTCCCGGTCTACCGTCCCAGTGAGGGAAGAACAGATCAACACCCTCAAAATTCTCTGGGTATTCTGTGAGTACGTCACATATGTTGATACCTGTGTGTGAGAATTCTGCGTGTTCTTTTAGTATAGCATCGTTGTCCATAAACAACGCCCACTCATGTGTGCTATCTGCATAGAAAGCCTCAAGCAATACGTTTCTCGCTTTCCCAGGCGGTACCAAAGCATGCGGTAAATACTGAACGCCAGGTATATACTCATCTGCGTAATAGTCTTGTGCTAAAACTTTAATTTCCATATTAGGACAAGTCTTTCGCCAGAATTCAATTTGCTGTTTGTGATTTTCTACCCGGATGCTTCTCGCTTCTGGTTCATCCTTGCTGCCAAAGTAAGATATGATGTATGCTTTCACGTTCATTTCTTTTCCCCATAAACATCAAGATTTACTATCTTGTAGTCAAAACTTTCTTCGTTGTACAGCTTGATTCGTTCAATCATGTGGTTCAGTGTGTAGTTCTTCTTAGACTTCCAAGACAGATCATCGCCAACATCATATAGGTTGCATGTAGTTTTGTCGTCACCTTTCCTAAGCCCTCTACCAATAGACTGTAAGTTTCTTATTCGGGACTTGCTAGGTGATGCGAAGATAACATTGTGCAGGTTTCTTATGTTGATACCTGTAGAGAATGTACCATATGATGCAACAATTATAGCATCATTTGCTTTCTCTGTCAATGCTCTAATCTGCTCACGCTGATCAGTATCAGTGCCGCCGTATACGAAATACACGGGGCGACCATCAGATACTTTGCGTCTAATCATATCGTACAATATTGCGCCATGCTTTTCAACATACTGAAATAGTACGAGAGAGTTTCCTTTTTGTGTAGTTGCTAGATTTCTGAGAATCACATTTCTCTTGTCATTAGATACGAGATAATCCATCTCTTCTTGATATGACATTCCCTTGACTTTTTTCCTTTCTTCGTCAGGGTATTGTAGGACGATGCAGTTCACTTTTAATTTAGCGATGCTACCTTCGTCCATGAGTTTTTTTGTGGTAGTGACATTTATCACTGGTCCGAAGCAGCCTTCTAATACCAGTTTATGTGTCTTTGTTCCGTCAAGCGTACCAGTAGCACCGAAGCGATAAGGCGCATTCTCACATTTATTCATAATGCTAGTTAGTGATTTTGCTTTAAATAAATGCGCCTCGTCTCCATATACAACATCAAATTTCTCAAACCATTTCTTTGGAAACTTGTATACAGATTGCCACGTTGTTACTGTGATTGGAAATTCATTTGATTTTTCTTTACCACCGTATATACGATGGACATTTTCAGATGCTTGCCAATCTGTTTCTGATGCATAGTCTTGAAAGTCCCCGTACATTTGCTCCACTAATGAAGTGGTCGGGACAACCAAGAGTTGCTTTTTTCCTAGGCGCTGATAATAACGAACCAGGGTAAAAAGAATGAGAGACTTACCACTGCTAGTGGGGCTAAGTAAGAGTTGGCGTCCTGAGCGAATTGCAGTAGACGCGGCTTCAATTTGATAATCACGGGCTTCAATTGGTTTGCCATTAGTGTGTAGATTTAACTCCTTTGTAAAGTTTTCGATATATGAATTTGATACCGGGTCGCCGATAACGTCGATATTTATACTTATGGTGTATTCTAGCTGCTTTGCGAATCCTTCTAGATATGATAGCAAGCCTACTGGTAATTCTTTCGCATAGATGTTAAACAGTCTAGCTTTGCCGTCCCACATGCGTGACTTGTACGCTGGCATAAATCGTGCGCCTGGTACTTCAAAAGTAAAGAAGTCATTGATCTCTTGTAGAGTGCTAACATCGCAGTCTACAATCAAATATACTTCATTCTTTTTAGTCACTGTTATCATTACATAAGTCCGTTAGTGAATTTAGTCCACTCTATACTGTTTTTGATGTCCCACGTTCTACTATTTAGATTGCGTAAAACTCGCTCTAAAAAATCACCGACAGTTGCAATGTACTCAACCTTGTTTGTTTGTTCAATCACATCATCATCTGAATCGAGCATTTCGTTCATATCAGATTTTAGCGGCTTGGGTCCTAGCCATTGGTCCCATCCTAGTGCAACGAGTTCTTCTCTAGACAGTTCACCGCGAAAGTACGATGTCTTTACCTTGCGCAATTTGTATAGAGCAGCCTGTGATCT